TGCTTTGGATTGCAACAAAGAGTGTTATCGCATGAATGACGAATCAACACATCGCCGTCCCTGCGAAGTGACAGCTCCCCGCCATTGCAAAGCCAATATGCAATGCGATGGACATAGACACCCTTGAATCCAAATGCGTCGATTCGCCCATAAGGCGAAGGATTACGTTTTCCTTTGCTTTTAGTACCGAACCATGGCCAACATTCATTCGAACGACCTTTTTTAACTCTATTCCAAAATGATTCCGCCGTAACTGTTGGTCTTCCCATACAATCCTCCTAGGAAAGAGAGGATCATACTCTCATCGCATACCCCCCGTAAGTATCCAGCCCCCATCGGGACGATTTCCTCTAACCAGCTCGCGATCGTATCTGGCAACCTCCGCCGGTTTTGCATTGAGCGCCTTGATGAAACTCAATGCCTCCTGCGAATTGACCTTGATCGCTTCGGACAGCGGAAAACCGTATTCCGCGCATAATTCCTTGGCGAGCAGCCACTTGAGCATGCGCGAATAGCCTTGCGGCATGACCAGCACTTGATTGAGTGTCAGATTGCTCAGAATCGTATCGGTAAAAAGATGCAGTTCGGCGTTGTTGCCAGGCGCCTGATAGGCGTTGAGCAGGCCATATGGAAACTGATTGTTGTACCACGCGACAGTAGGCCACGGCCCTGGCTGCGCCTTGTAGAGTAATTCGGTGTACTGGCTCTGCGTCTCGGCCACATCCAGCGTGAAATCGAGCGCGTTAAAGCGTGTGAAGCCGTGCGTGATGCGCAGCGGGCGCTGTATCGGAAAATCCCCTGGAACCGTATAACTGAAAGTGTCAGAGCCGGTCGAGTTCGCGCTGGCATTGGCCGACATCGTGACCGTCGAGACGCCGATCGCCGTTACCGTCGTATTGAGTGGAATCAAGCCCTGGACGTCGATCAGAATCGAGCCGGAACCGACTGCATAGGCGGCCGTCGAACCGGCCACCAGATTCGCGGGAATGCTGCTAAGCGCCGTGATGATGGGCGATCCGCTGGTAAGCGTTCCGTTGAACGGCAGCGAGCCGAACAGCGACATGATCGGATTGCCGACGCTGTAGAGGCGTTTTTGCGCCGTCCAGGTGAGGATGTTCTCGTTCGAGCCGAACACATACTGCTTGTCGAGACTGAGCGAATCCAGCAGGTCGTTCAGCGTGTCTAGGCAATCTGTCGCATCCGGGAGCGCGATCTGTTCGCCCGACTGATAGGAGTTGATCCTTCGCAGCGCGCCCTGGAGCAGATTCAGCGCGGTGGTGGTTCCGATCGTCATACTTGCGTGCCTCCAGCCGGATAGGCGATGCTCACCGGCAAGTTCGACACGGTGAGAGTGACGGCGGAATTGGCAAGAATGCCGGTCGTTCCGGAGGACGGCGATTGCGCCGTCACAAAGCCTGGCTTAGCCGTGCCGGTCTGTATCCATTTCAGCGCGACCGGATCGTCCTGGAAATAGCCGAGCGGCAACTTACGCACACCCGCCGTCACCAGCGCGGCCAGGGCGTCCGGATACTCCAGGCCAACGACATTGGGCATTGTGGCCACACTAGAACTGGACCTCGGCGAATACTAGCGAGATCTTGGCGACCATCGAAGCAATGGCGGCGGCGCCAGCCACGGCGGCCCAGCATCCAGGCGGCACCTGAATCAGACCGTCTAGCGGCACGAAGATTTGTTTCGAAGTATCCGTGCCGGTCGAAGCCTCATGCGTCAGGAGCATTGTCGTGCCGGCATTGGCGATCGTACCGACGTTGTAGACGTTGCACATGGGCGCAGCACTGAGGTCAGGCCGCAGATTGCCAACGCCCGTGATGGCGGTGGTAGAGGTAGGCGCCGATGTCTGACCGCTGCCCCAGGTGATCCCGAGCGCGCCGGCCGCGCCGGGCGCCGTCGTCCAGCCGACCGACAATCCCAGAACGACAGCCATCACCCGCTTGCCGCCGGCGGCGCCCTGGCCTGTGTTGTTCCACAGCAATGGCCCGCCGATCCCGATCGCAGTGCCGAAGGCGACCAGGGCGGTCACGGAGGTCAACGCCGAGAACGCTTTGCCGTCCCGGACGAGCTGGTAATAGCTGTCGGCCTCCGAGGAATTTCGGCTAAGGATCATCGGTTGCCACTACGGAATCTGCGCCATGTTCGAATTGTTCGAAGACGTCAGGTTCTCCGGGCGCGACACGGTGATGTAGTAAATCTCGCTCGCAGTCGGCGTGATCGTGGCGGCGGTCGCATTGACGAAAGCGATCGCCAGCACTCCGGCGGATGAAACGCGGGAATTAGTAATGCCGAGACCGCCCTGATGAGTCGGTTTGTTGATATCGATCATGTCACCGAGCACAAGGCCAGTTATTGCAAAGGTCTGTTCCGCCGTCGTGTTGGGCGCCACCGAAGTCGGCGAGATCGTGATCGCCAGCAGCCATTGACCCTTGATGTTGCCATAGGAGATGGTGTTCGGATTGGTCATGCTGCCTCAGCCTGTTTGAGAAGTCCGGTCGCCACGCAATGCTCGAAAAAGTTGCCTTTCCAGGCTTTACCGCCGCGGTGACTGAACATGATGTCCGAGTCGATCCACAGCGATTCTCCGCGCTCACACCAGCGACGGCAGAAATAGATGTCTTCGCCAAAGTCCTGACTGGTCGAACCGATCTTGAAATACGGCTTTGCGAGCTTGTCGAAGGCCGAGCGCTGGATGCGCATGAACGCGGTCGGCAGCTCCTTGCATTCGAATAGCCCTTCTTTCGAGATCGCCCCGGTGATCGCGTTCTGATGAAAACACGCCTCGCTCCTGGCATCTCGCTTCGGCACCAGGCCGCCGACGATCTCCTGTGGATGGGAAAGCACTCGCGTCAGCGCCTTCGCATCCCAGCCGACATCGGCGTCGACGAATAGCAGATCAGTGGCATCGGTGGCGAGGAACTTGTCCACCAATTGATTGCGCGCGATGTCCAGGAACGGATTGCCGGGTGCGATGCAATAGTGCATTGCAATGCCGGCCTGGGCCAAGCGCGCAGCGCTTTCCATCAGGCTTGCGGCGTATTCCATGCACACCCACTCGTCATAAGTGGGTGTAGCGATGAAGACGCTTTGCATCGCGCCTACCAGTCGATCAGGCTGCCGCTGGCCGGTGCCGTCCAGTTCGGCTGTACTCTGGCCACGAAGACCGTGTAGACCTGTGAGGCGGTTGGCGTGATAGTGGCCGCCGTGAAGTTGCCGAAGGTGATCGCCAGCGTATCGGCGGCGCTCACCCGCGCGCCGACAATGCCGAGGCCAGCCTGAGCGGTCGGTTTATCGACATACACAAAGTCGGTCGTCAGAAGACCCGTCATCGTGAAGGTTTGCTCCGCCGAAGTCGCATTGGCGACAGAGGCCGGCGATAACGTGACCTGCAGGCTTGCGATCTTCCAAAGATTGCCGACCGGCGTCTGTACGGTATCCGGCTGCGTCGCGCTCTGCGGACCTGGATTGGAGCCATCGACATTGGTAACAGCAGGGAATGCCATGTCGTCTCCTTAGCCAGAGATCCGGACAGCCATCGAGCGGTACAGGCTTGAGAACCCGTACGCAATGTCCATCCGGGTCGGCTCCGCGTCGTTGTTGATGGTGTATTGCGTCGCGATTCGGATCGAAATGCCAAGATCCTCGTCGAAGGCGCGGCTGGCCTCCACCGCGGTGCGGGGCAACGGCAGATCGACGAAAGCGAGCGCGTACGCATCCCGATGAAAGTACAGGTTCTCCGTGGAAGCGGTTGCCGACGCAGCGCCGCCATTGACCGTGATGGTGTAGGGTGACACAGGCGCCGCAGAACTGTTCTGGAACTGACCGCCGGATATCAGGCATTCGCCGACGGTGACCGTCAGAAGGCCGGCGCCGCTTGACGTATACAGTCCAGTGGTCGCATTGAAAGTGCCGTGCGCCAATGTCGCCGCAGCAAATGCCGGACCGCCAGGCGCCGCAGAACCTGTCATCTGCGCGTATCCGCCCGGTGGCAATACCACGAACTGCTTCAGCGAATTGGCGTACCGGCCGCGGTTCTGCGGGTTGACCGGATAGACGCCCTTTACCTGCAGCGTATCGCCGACATAGAGCTCGGCTGTTGTGGCTCCGAGACCGGAGATTTCAAAGGTCCCTGTCTGCGCCCAGCCAGAGGTGAGCAGCGCCGTACCGCCCGCAACCGAAGTCGCACCCGCAAGTACGGGAGTACCCTCAAGGGTGCCTGTCGTGTAATTGGCGATGTTCGCATCCTCGAACCAATCCGCGCCGGCCGTCTTGGCCGCCACCATGCCGGTTTCGAACAGCTCCGAGATCCTCGCCTGCGGATTGAACAGGCCCTTTAGCGAATCGGTCATGCTCGAGTTTGCCAGCGGATGAATCACCGCGGTCGGAATCATGCCTTTGGGCATGCCTTCGGCAACCAGGAGCGCGCGCGCATCTGAGAATGATTTGAAGGCTGTCGGGACGATACCGGGCGTGCCCACACGATTGGCCGTGTTCTGCAGCGCAAAGTAGGCGCCGTCGCTGTCGACACGGTTCGCCACAGCCACGCAGGCCGGGTGGATGAACCGTTCCTCGAAGTCGTCGATGTCCAGCACCATGTTGATGGTGTTGAACTGGACGTCGACGTGAAATTGGTACAGGATATTCACCGGCACGTAGTTTTCGGTCGACGGTTCCACGTTCAGCGCCGGGCCGAAGGTGCCAAGGTATCTGGGCGGCAACCTGACGTTACATGTCGCTCCGATCTTCTTGCCCTTCTGGCCGAATTCCTTGTCGTACTGGCGATTGAATTTATCCGTCAGCACACACATATTCGCGAGCACCGGCAGCGCTCGGTTGGTGATCATGCTGATCGTCAGGAGCTGATTGGCCACAGGCTATGCACCTCGCGCCCGCAAAAGGGCGCAAACGCAACGAAAATCCGCTTCCTGCTGCTTCCGGGACGGCTCAATGCCGTTTTCGCAAGCCCAGATTGACCTTGTTGCGCTTGGACCAGTCGTTGATCGTCTCGCGGATGTTCATGTCACGCGCGTCAACCTCGACTGCCGCACCACTGCCATTCAAAGGCCTGATCACCGGGGCCGCATCGCGGGCCCTGCTCGGGGCAATTCCCGTCTCGTCGTCGCTCGGTGCAGCTTTAGCTGGCTGACCGTTAGTGCTCGCTGCTTTGCTCGGCGTTGCGCCGTTTATCGCTGTTTTCGAGTCTTTCGGCTCGAATGGCTTAAGCCTACCCTCGATTTTCCCGATTGTCACTAGTTGCTCATCCGGCGGCAATTTGGCGATCTTCGCCAGGACATCCGGATTCTTGGCCAAGTGGTAACCGAGCTCGGCGAACATCTCGGATTTTTGCATGTAGCCAGCTATCACCGGAGGCACTTCCGCGTCGACCGCCTCCGTGACCTCCCGAAAGTCTGGTACCAGCTCGATGGCCTTTGAAATGCGTTCCCTGGCTGTCTCGAGGATTTCGGCCTGGCGGCGCTCGGCCGCCGCAGCAGCGTCGTCCTGGGCTTTCTTGGCGAGCTTCTGACCGACCCGCCAGTCGGTCATGGCCTCCCAGAAAGCCTCGTCTGTCGCAAACTTGGCTCGCTGCGGCTTGCCAGCATCCGGCTCAGCAGCTTGGGGCAGCTGCGCCTTGGCTTTCAGCTCGGCCAGCTCGCGCTCGATGGTTTGGGCGCGTTGATCGGCGATTTTGCGCTCACTATACTGTGCCGCAGCAAATTCCTCAGCCTCCTTCAGCTCGCGGTGCTTCTTGCCGATCGCCTTGAGCATCTTGGCGCTGAGTTCGCGCTTCTGCCGAGGTGTAAGGCCGTCCTCGCCTTCAATATCGTCCGCGTCTTCTTCCTGTTTTTCGACCGCGGCTGAGGCCGATTTTTCCTCTGGTTTTTCGGCCGGCGCCTTTTCTGTTTTGGCAGCAAGGCCAAGTTCCAAATCATCCGCCTGCGTCTGTGCATCGATACTAGCCTGCAGCGCTGCCAGCTCGCCCTTGCTGTCGATCACGGTAACGGCCATCACTGTCCCCTTTGCTCCGCGTTGAGTCCTGCCGATACCATGCGGTCGGCATCGGCCGAGGCGCCCGCCTGATCGATTCTGGAATCGATGATCTTGCCAGCGGCCCTGATTTCCTCGATTGCGATGGCCGATCCGGCGCGCGTTTCGGTGTCGTGAAGCGCTGTCTGCGCGCGAATCTCGGTGTCATGGACTTTGGTAACTGCAGCCAAATGTGCCTTGGTAATGCCA